CATTGAGAAGATTACGCAGTGGGTGCAGCTTTCGTCGGCGCTTGGGCCGGAAGGCCAGATGGCACCGCGCATGGGCGCGATTGCGGATTACGTTGCTGACAAGCTGGGCGTACCGGCTGAACTACGGACTTCACCTGCTGAACGCCAGCAGATGATGGAGCAGGCCGCGCAGATGGCGCAGATGGCCGCACAACAGCAGGGCATCTTGCCTGCACAGGGCGAGGGGCCGCCACCTGAAGGGGTCTAATGACACTCACCGAAGGCTGGGACGGACTTAGGCAGGTCGAGCCTGAGTTCCGGCGGACGAACCAGCAAGAACAAGACGACATCGACAGACTGTATCTACGGGTCTTTGGTAGTGACGATGGGCAAGAGTTGCTTGCCCATTTGCGTGCGCTTACCATTGAACAGCCCACATGGTATCCGGGCGAAGAAGCGTCCCACGGCTATGCGCGCGAGGGGCAAAACTCACTTGTCCGCGAGATAGAGCGGCGAATTAGAAGGGCATCTACACTATGAGCGACACTGAAGGTCTGCTGGCCGAAGCCTCCTCGGAGAGCGACGACAACCAGCAGGAGCAGCAGGAAGCCACCATTTCCCATCTTGAGACGCCACCTGCGTCTGAACCGGCAACGGTCGATGAGGTGACGGTTGCGGCGGAAGATGAGGAAACAGAGTTTGTTAAGCCTGATTGGTATCCAGAGAAGTTTTGGGACGAAGAAAAAGGCCCGGACCTCAAAAACCTCGTCAAGTCCTACACGGAACTCCAGAAAAAGTTCTCCCAAGGAAAACACAAAGCCCCCGAAAAATATGATGAATCGGTTTTTTCGGAAGCTAATGTTCCCGAAGACGACGAACTCTATGTGACGTACAAAGACTGGGCGAAGGAAAACGGCATCAGTCAGGAAGCCTTTGACCAGTTGGCACAGAAGTTCATTGAAACTGCCGGTGCAGAAGCCCAGCAGGCACAAATTTCCTATCAGGAGGAATACAAGAAGCTGGGGCCAAACGCCGATGCCACGATCAAGTCGATGACGGATTGGGCGCAGGGCTTGGTGCGGAAAGGAGTTTGGGGTGAGAATGATTTTGAGGAGTTCAAGATCATGGGTGGTACTGCCGACGGGCTACGCGCTCTCCAAAAAATCCGCGCTTACTACGGCGACCAGACCGTGCCAGTCGATGTCTCAACCATCGAAGACGGACCCAGCCGGGAAGAACTGATGTCGATGGTGGGCCGTCCTGAGTACCAGAGCGACCCTGCATACCGGGCCAAAGTTGAAAAGATGTTTGAGAAGATGTACGGCTCTGATCCGTATAGCCCGGTGTAATTACACAAAAATCGTGTGGAATAGGCGGGGCTTTACCCCGCCTATTTTTTTCCCTATATTCACAGATGCGGACAACCGTGAGGCCCGCAAGACCCGCCGTGGGATGGGCGCGAAACATCCAAGCTGGCAGCCCGGTCACGGATACCTGCAAGGCGCTTTACTTTGAACCCTTAACGAAAGGAACCGAGAAATGGCTGTTGGCATTTCCAATGCCTTCGTTCAGTTGTTCGACGCCGAGGTGAAGCAGGCTTATCAGGCTTCCCGTGCGCTTGCAGGCGTGACGCGCGAACGAGCGAATGTTGAAGGCAATCAGGTGAAGTTCCCGAAAATCGGGAAAGGCACCGCTACCGTCCGCGTTCCGCAGACGGACGTGACCCCGCTGAACGTGTCCTACTCTCAGGTCACGGCTTCGATGTCCGACTACATCGCTGCTGAATACAGCGATATTTTCCATCAGGCGAAGGTGAACTTCGACGAGCGCCGTGAACTGGTGCAGGTCGTTGGTAACGCCATCGGTCGCCGGATGGATCAGCTTGTCATTGACGCGCTGAACGCGGCTTCGTCGCCCTCGACCGTTGGTACGGACATTGGTGGCGTGGGCACGAACCTGAACCTCGCCAAGCTGCTTGCGGCTAAGAAGGCTCTGGACGCGAAAAACGTCCCGGCTGAGGGTCGTTGCATGGTCATTCATGCTAACGGTCTGGCTGCTCTGCTTGACGAAACCGAACTCACCAGCAGCGACTTCGCCACGGTTAAGGCGCTGTCGATGGGTGAGATCAACACCTTCTTGGGTTTCCGGTTCATCATGCTTGGTGATCGTGACGAAGGCGGCCTGCCGCTTCCGTCTACCCGTACCAGCTTCGCGTTCCATCGCGACGCAGTTGGTCTGGGCATCAGCATGAACCAGAAGTCCGAGATCAATTATGTGCCTGAGAAGACTTCCTTCCTCGTCTCCTCGATGTTCTCCGCTGGAGCCATCGCGATTGATGATGAAGGTATCGTCAAGATCAGCAGCACCGAGTAGGAGGGCTAGATAATGGCTTTTGATTCCGCTGGACTCGGCGTTGTTGCGGCTTCGAAGAAGGGTAATGCTCCGAGCATCTACACCTATCAGACTGCCGACACCATCGCCACGGTCAACACCGCTGGTTACTTCAATGACATTTCGGACACCCTCGCGGTGGGCGATCTGATCTATTGTGTGACCTCGACCGGGGGCACTCGGGTCAGCACGCTTACTCAGGTTCTGTCGAACTCGGGTGGCGTTGTTGACGTTGCTGACGGCACGACGCTTGCCGCCACCGACGGCGACTAATAGGATCGGGGCGGGCTTCGGTCCGCCCCTTTTCTAGCGAGGTAGGCTATGGCTTCTGGTGACACTAAACTTACGATTTGTTCCGATGCCATGCTTATGCTTGGCGCTGCTGCCATCTCCTCCTTCTCTGAAGGCACGGATGAGGCGCAGATCGCGGATCGCCTGTATAACGACATCCGCGACACACTGCTTATGCAGTACCCCTATTCATGGTCGATCAAGAAGGTCAAGCTGGCGCAGCTTGTCGATAATCCCATTAACGAATGGAAGTATCGCTACGCGCTGCCGGGCGACATTCTTGGCAATCCAAAGGCGGTGTTCATCACCAGCGCGGTAGGCGGCACGCCTGCGCGCGACTTTGAGATTTACGGCACGGCGCTCTACGCTGATTACGAGGAAGTCTGGATCGACTACCAGTATCGCCCTGAGCCTGCCTTCTTCCCGCCATACTTTGTGAACCTGCTCAAGCACGCGCTTGCGGCTGCGTTCGCTGAACCGATTACGGACCAGATCACGAAGGGCGATTACTACCATCGCCTTGCGTTTGGTTCGCCCGGCGAAAACATGCGCGGTGGTCTGTCGCGCGTGGCGATGAACATTGACGGCGTGGATCGTCCGCCGCAGAACATCATGGACTTCCCGCTGACTGAGGTTCGTGGATGAGCCGTGTCATTCGCATCCAGAATGATTTTACTTCCGGCGAACTCGACCCCCGTCTTCGCGCACGCACAGACCTTGCTCAATACCAAGCCGGTCTGACGACCGCGCGCAACGTGTCTATTCAGCCGCAGGGTGGCGCTATACGCCGTCCCGGCACGAAATATATTGCAACACTGGACTCTGGCGCTGCTGACGCAGTTCGCATGGTGTCGTTTGAGTTTAGTGTGTCTGACAGCTACATGCTCGTGTTTACGCCGGGCAAGATGTATGTCTTCAAAGACGGCGTGCAGATCACGAACATTAACGGCAGTGGCAATCCTTATGCCACAGTGGCGTCGCTAACATCTGCAATCCTGCCGGAAATGAACTGGGTGCAGTCGGCAGACACGCTGATTATCGTTCACGAAGACCTTGAGCCATTGCGCCTTGTGCGCGGTGCAACGGACGCAACGTGGACCGTGGACACGGTGCCCTTCTCAAATGTTCCGCTGTACGCATTTGACTTGGACACGCACAATCCGACCTATACGATCACACCGTCGGCGGCCAGCGGCAACATCACAATCACGGCATCGTCCGTGACGACCGACAATGGAACAGCGCAGGCGGGTTCTGCTAATACGATTACACTAAAGTCGGCGTCCAGCTTTACGTCTGACGATCAGCCCAACGGCATGTTCATTGAGATCACAGCCGGGACAGGATCGGGGCAAACACGCCACGTTGAAGATTATGTGGCATCAACAAAAGTCGCGACGGTGTACCCGGCATGGGACACCGCGCCTGACGCTACGTCCCAATACGACATCAAGGCGTTCAAAGAAGCCTCTGTCGGGGAATACATTAACTCGCTTGATGGCTTTGGGCGTGCCCGAATTACAGACTTTCTCACCAACACAAGCGTTAAGGCTTACGTTGAGATTCCGTTCTTCGACACCAGCGCGATCACCAGCGGTAACTGGGAAAGCGAGCATGGTCACGAAGAAGCGTGGTCCACGACACGCGGCTATCCGCGTAGCGTGGTGTTTCACGAGGGCCGGTTGTTCTTTGGTGGTAGCAAGTCCTTGCCGTCAACGCTGTGGGGATCGCGCGTTAGCGATTTCTTCAACTTTGATCCGGGCGAGCAGCTAGACGATAGTTCCGTTGAGGCTACGTTGGACACAGGTACGTTCAACGCTATCGTTGACATCTACTCTGGGCGTCACCTGCAAATCTTCACGACTGGCGGTGAGTTCTATGTGCCGCAGTCACTTGATGATCCGATCACGCCCGCCAACCTGATCGTCAAGCAGCAGTCTGCTTACGGCATGAGGCCGGGCATCCGCCTGCAAAACATTGACGGTGCGACGCTGTTCATTCAGCGACAGGGCAAGGCGTTACAAGATTTTGTCTTTGCAGACGTGCAGAGCGCATACACATCTGCCAAAGTTTCGCTGCTTTCTTCGCATCTACTGAAATCGCCAAGCGAAATGGCAACGCGCGTATCAACCAGCACAGACGAGGGCGACCGACTTCTGATCGTGAACGACGATGATGGCTCTATCGTTTGTTACACATTGTTACGATCACAGAACGTCATTGCGCCGTCTGAGTGGACCACAGACGGGGAGTTCCTGAATGTCGGTGTGGACGTTGATTCTATATATACTGTGGTCAAGCGTACTGTTAATGGCGCTGACGTTTATCTTGTGGAGTTGTTTGATGATGCGATCTATCTGGACTCTGCCAAGTCTGGCGGTGCAGCGTCTTCGGTCACTATGGACCATCTTGAAGGCGAAACTGTGCAAGTCATTCGAGATGGTGTGGTTGAGGCTGAACAAACTGTACCAGCAACTCCTTTCACCATTACGTTCGCTGAAGCAGCGACTGCAAGCTATCAAGTCGGACTGAACTACGGCATTGAGATCAAGACGCTTCCGGTTGAGCCACGGTTGCAGAGCGGCTCATTGCGTGGGTTTAAGAAGCGCATCTTTGAGGTGAACGCAGAAATCTTTGAAACGCAATCCATGACGATTGGCGGCAAAGAGATTGCGTTCCGTCAGTTTGATACAAACATGCTTGATGCAGCGGTTCCTGAGTTTACAGGAATTAAAACGTTGCACGGTATTTTGGGTTATACTTACGAAGGGCAGATCACGATTGGGCAGTCTGTGCCGCTCAAGATGACTGTGCTTGGTATCGACTACAAGATTAGCGCGGGGCAATAAGATGGCGGCAGCACTTCCATATATAGCGGTGGCGGGAGCGGCTGTTTCTGCGTTTGGGCAGATGCAGGCGGGTAAGGCGCAGGCGCGCGGGTTGGCACAACAGGCGGCTCTTGCTCAGGTTCAGGCCAGAGGCGAGGCGCTCAAGTACCGGCAGCAAGGCGTTGAGACCCTCAAGA